TGATGATACTTACATGTCCCTTAGCCAACGTAGGAATGCATTACCTATGATGTCTCGTGAACAAGGTGGTGGTCTTAAATCTATTCCTAGAGAAAGAATGATTGGTGATCAACCACATCAACTCTCCTACATTAATGAAGAAGAAGCTGGGCTACTTAAAGCTTTAGGTGGTAGTGGTCGTAAGGTAGATAGCATCCCTGCTTATGATATGGAAGCTGATATGGATGCTGCTGATATGGAAGGTGATATTAGTTTTAGTACTGGTGATGAAGGCCCTGAGGGTGGCGATGATCCTGATCTATCATACTTTGGTTCTGATCAAAGTCCAGAAGGTCAAGCTGCTGCTGCGGCTGCTGCGGCTGCTGCAAATGAAGCTAATGCTGAAGCTGCTTCTTATGCTGAAAACATGTTTTATTCACAGTCTTATGGACCATCTATGACTACAAGTACAGGTCAAGGTCTAATGGGTGGAGGTCAAGGTACTCCAGGTAACTGGGGCGATGACGGTGTATTTAATCAAGATAGTAATCGTTCTGATGGAAGGCGAGGAAATGAATCTCCTTATGACTATGCCGTAAGAATGATAGGACCAAGACCAGCTTCAGTCTATTATACTAACTTAAAAAGTCAAGGTCTGACTAATGAGCAGGCTGCTGCATCATTAGCTGCTACTATTTCAAGAGGCGGTGGTCCAGGACTATCATCTGGATATAGTGATGGTTATTCCTTTGGTGGGCCAGGAGGTACGTTAGGAGGTATTAATGATGCATATAGAGCTGCGGCTCAACGAAGTTTTAGAGCTGCTATGGCAGAGCAAGTAGACCTAGAAAAGGACCAAGAACAGCGTGATCAGGAAGGTATGCTTGAAGGGTATACGCCAGATTCAAGGACCCTTAGCTCTTTGACAAATTTCTTCTCTACTAATCTAAATCCTGGTACTCCAAGTAATCTAGATGAAGCTTTTGGTCCTGGTGGTACACATCAACCAGGAAGTCTTGCCAATCCTTACGGTGCGGAACAGTGGGCGCAGTCACGAGGTGGAACGTATCAAGCTCAGTCAGACATGGATAAAGCTTTTGGTAAGGGTGCACCAACATTAGCAGGAATGAGTAAGTTCGCACAGTCACTTCTAAGCGGAATTATGAGTTTAACTGATACTACTCCTATGGGTGCTTTTACAGATCAGTACGGAGAAACTTTTAATGTTGACGTAGGAGGAAATATTACCTCTAGAGGCCCAGCAGGATGGGATGGATATACCGCCCCTGAATTAGAACCAACACCTACTCCTATAGCTCCTGGCCCATCTGTTGTTACATCTGATAATGTACCTACTGTTACATATAATGCACCTACTGTTACATATAATGAATCTACTGTCTCAGATCCAACGGCTTCTTCTGGATCACAGAATCTTACAGGACAGGGTCCTACTGAGCCATCTGGACCAGCACAAGATCCAGATCTTAATGATGGAGGTGGTGAGGGCGAGGAGAAACCTTTAAACAACTCTGAGATTCCAAGCTATGGATTAAATACAAGAGTGGCTACTACTCCAGCATCGAATATTTATTTACCTGAAGATTCAGGAGAAGGTTCAGAAGCAACTACAGGTTTATCTGCTATGCAAAAAACTTTAGGTCCACAGGTTAGGACACTAATAAATGCAGGGTATTCCGCAGAAGATGCAATACGATATTTAGGTATTTCTAATTCTAGTCTTACTACCGCTGAAATATTAAAAGAATTAAATTTAGGATAGATAATGGCAACTGAACGTAACCCATACGACATGATACCAGAGGAAGTAGGTAATGTAGTTCCTATGGTAGATGAAGAAATAAATGCTACCTTTGAATTAGATCCAACAGACGGTGGAGTTATTGTAGATTTATCTGACGCAGCAGATGCTCGTATGTCTGCTTCAGAAGAAATAGAAGAATGGTATGGTAATCTTTCTGATACTCTAGAAGATGAAGATCTAGATGAGATAGCTAATCAAGTCATAGATAGCTTCACGGCTGACAAAGACTCACGAGCAGAATGGGAGTCTATGTTTGAACGTGGCTTTGATCTACTAGGTCTTAAGTTAGAACCAGGAACAGATCCCTTTGATGGTGCATGTACAGCCGTACACCCACTGCTCATAGAGTCAGCAGTTAAGTTTCAATCTAAAGCATCAGCAGAACTCTTTCCTGCGAGTGGTCCTGTTAAAGCTAACATCATGGGTAAGTCTACACCTGATAAACAAGAGCAAGCTAACAGAGTACAGAACTTCATGAACTTCCAAGTAACTGAGCAGATGCCAGAATACTTCGATGAGTTTGAAAGAATGTTGTTCCATCTCCCCTTGATAGGTTCAGCCTTCAAGAAGGTTTACTATAGTGCTACATTAAAGCGTCCTGTATCTGAGTTCATTCCTATTGATCAGTTCTATGTATCTTACTATGCAACTGACCTACGTAATGCTGACAGGTACACTCACCTAATCTATCGTAGTCCTATTGATATGGAGAAAGATATCAGAGCTGGTGTCTACGATGACGTAGAGCTACCAACGCCAGAAGAAATTAATTTTACAGGATTTACTCAGAAGCTGGATACTATTATTGGTATGTCTCCTTCTTCTGATAACGATCCTCAGTATCTATTATTAGAGCAACATTGCTATCTTGATATTGAGGGCACAGATGAATCACTTCCTTACATTGTTACAGTACTAGAACAATCAAGGCAAGTGTTAAGTATTCGTAGGAACTATGAACAAGATGACGAGAACAAAGAAAAGCGCAATCACTTTGTGCATTATAGATTTGTTCCTGGGTTTGGTTTCTACGGATTAGGCTTGATTCATTTCTTAGGTAATCTCACAATGAGTGCAACTGCTGCCATGCGATCTCTTATAGACGCAGGACAGTTCGCTAACTTACCAGGAGGCTTCAAGGCTAAAGGGTTGAGAATGGTCGGTGATAACGATCCAATCTCTCCTGGCGAGTTCAAGGAGGTTGAAGCAACTGGAATGGATCTCTCTAAGGCTATTATTCCCCTGCCTTACAAAGAGCCTTCCTCAACTCTATTCCAAATGCTCAATTTTGTAGCTTCTGCTGGTCAGCGGTTTGCAGACAGCACAGAGCAAGTCATCTCTGATGCTGCCTCCTATGGACCCGTTGGAACTACTATGGCTCTACTCGAAGCCAGTAGTAAGTTCTTTAGTGCAATCCATAAGAGAGTACATAAATCTCAGAAGGATGAATTTAGAATACTAGCTAAGATTAATTTTGATTATCTACCTGAAGAATATCCTTATGATGTTCCCTTTGAAGATCGTAGTATATTCAAGAGTGACTTCGATGGTCGTGTTGATATCATACCAGTATCTGATCCTAACATTCCATCTAACGCTCACCGTATGATGATGGCTAATATGGCATTACAGATGGCACAACAGTCTCCTCCTGGTATGTTTAACCTTGAGGCTTTGAATAGGACTATTCTACAGGCGGCTAACATGCCTAACCTAGAAGATATCTTACCTGTAAAGGTAGAGCCTCAACAGATGGACCCTGTGTCAGACATTATGGCTGCAACTAAAGGTATACCTATTTCTGCTTTTCCAGGTCAGAATCATGAGGCGCATATAGCAACTAAGATGGCTTATCTACAAGATCCTAAGAATGGGGCCAATCCTATTATGCAACGTATATCGCCAATCTTAGAAGCTAATATACAAGAACATTCAGTTATGCAGTATCAAGAACAAGTTAATGGTGTAGCACAAGAAGCTATAAAACAATTACCGCCAGAGCAACAACAAAATCCATCTGTACTTGAGATGGTTATGGCTCAAGCTGCACAACAAGTTATGAATGCTAATCAAGCTGCTGGCATAGCTCAATCGCCTGAACAACAACTTGTAGCACTTGAACAAGCTAAAGTAGAACTTCAGAAGCAGAAGCTACAAGCTGACACAGCTATACAAGCTGCTGAACTAGAACTTAAAACAAAGCAACTTGAACTAGATGAGAATGAACAGATTATTAGTATGCTTGAATCAGGTGCTACTGATAACTTTAAGAAAGAGAAAGCTGAACTAGATAGAGAAAGTCGTAAAGAACTTAAGACTATGGACGTACTTAGTAAAGTAGCTATAGAAGAAGAAAAACAAATGAATGAAAATAAACGATTAGTAGCAACCGCTGCAAAAGATCTTATGGAAAAAGGAGAATAACAATGATGAAAAAAGGTAAAGGATATTTAGAGCATGTTAAACCAGTTGGTAAATCTTTCGGTGATCCCTATAAAGATGGTGTAACTGGTGGACGTAATATGCGTAGTGTTTTAAACGAATGGGATGATTCCTCTTGGAAAGCATCTGATAAAGGATCTAAATAAAAGAAATGGAAATATGGGATGAAGTAGTGAAGGAATTTAATACAGAAATTAATACCCTTCGTATTTCGTTAGGAAACGGTGGGGCAGAAGATTATCCCCACTATCGTCAGCTTGTTGGATCTATTAATAGTTTAGAGTGGGCTAGAAATAATCTAACAGATATTATTAAAAAACGCATGTATATGGAGGATGAAGACTAAAATGCAAGAAACACACTTAGGTAAATCAGTAAAGAATGATAATTGGATTTCAAATCTAGAAGAAGTGGCAGACCCAGATGTTATGCCAGAGCTTCCAGGTTATCATGTATTGGTACGTCCTGTCTCAGTTAAGAGTATAACAAAGGGTGGTATCTTAATTCCTGATTCAACTAGAGATGATATGTCTTATCTAACAACTGTAGGTAGGGTAGTAGCACTAGGAGACTTAGCTTATAGAGATATAGATAAGTTCCCAACAGGTGCTTGGTGTGAAGTAGGTGATCATGTTTCGTATGGTAAACATATAGGAACTAAGCTTTTTTATAAAGGTGTTCGCTTTATTTTACTTTTTGATGATCAGATAAC